AACTCTTTTCATTTGTGTAATATAATATATTTATTCATAATCTCTAAATACTATTCCAACAGGAAACCTTGGTATTCCAAGTTCGGTAAGGTTTTGAAACTTTACGGTTAACATTTTTCCAAAATACTTTTCTTTATTAGCATAAAAATACTCTCTTTGTTCGATAGAACCTTCTGGTCGAACACAGAATGTATTTCCATTTTCCGTTTTACACACCCATACGACTGCATCTGCATCACGACCATGTCCCGTTTTTGCATCGACGACTTCGTATTCTTCCGTCATGAAATCCTTAAATTTCAATAAATAATTACTTCGTTTCCCATTTTCATATACACTTGTACGTTCACGAACCATTGTACCTTCATATCCTTGTGAAACGAAATTTTCATGAAACTGTTTCAAACACGTTTTTTTACGAACGAGTTTTGTTTCTACAGTGACGTACTTTTTACGTTCTTCAAATGATAATTTTGGACGGTTAACATCGAAATAATCAAATATATAAAACTCGAGTTGTTTTGGGTCTGTTTTAAACAAACTTGTAATTTCCTCGAATGTTTTATTCGGATCATAACATTCACCATCAAGATATTCACCATCCTTTAGTCCTTTACCAAGGTACTCAGTTCCCGGAACGAGTTTACCTGTACGCGAAATCCCTCCTTTATTCGATACGAGTAAACGAACACCATCGAGTTTTGGTTGGACGTAAAATGGTTCCGTGATGTATTTTTTACGATCTTCCCATTTATTTGCCAACATAGGCATAACATCCGGAACTTGTAAATTTTTCCATATGGTTTTAGCTCGTTTCAGGGCACTTTCATAACCACGTGGTACGTGTGTTGTTGAGATAGATTCTTTACCATCAACAACACCAGTTGCTTTAATAATATTTGCAGTACCGTCATCGAGTTTTTCTACTCGAATAGACGTGTACCTTTGATTGCCGTTTTTATCCGTTTTAAAAATTGTTTCCATTATAATAGATGAGTAGTGTTCTACCAGTTGTAGATTATAAACGAATGGAACGACTTAGGCCTCCAGAAAACACGGTTATTCCTATAAATGCGAATACCATTTGTGTTTTCGTAATACTGATATCAATTATTGGGTTATATAAACGACATATTGATATATCTAATCAATCGAATGAACGACGTTATACTTGATACACTCTTGTGCATCTAAATACATATCACGTTTCATAATTTTCTTAAACTGCTTTTGGGGTATAGTTGTTTTTTCCTTGTATGTTTTTATAACCATATCCATGAATTTATCACACGATTTCATTTCGTCTTTGAGTTCTTCATATTTACCCCAAAATCCATTTGTAGTTATTTGGTGTATGAGAACGTGTGCATTTTTACCTATACGACGTTCGTGACCACCTAAAAGGAGAAATGTTGCCGCCGAACAACACACACCTTGTGCAATAGTCACGACTTTAACTCGAGATTTTTCTATAATATTCATAGCACTTATCCCCGCGAACAAATCACCACCTTCACTACATATATGAACGTACATGACTGGTTCGTATCCTATGAGTTCAGCCTTCTTTTTAAGAAGATCAATTTCAAGTTTCTTAAAATCTTCAATAAATTCAAGAATATCTACATCTGTTATTTCACCACAATAAAAAATTTCGTTTCCCATGACTCGCGACACCTTAAATTCATCATTGTCTTCTGTGGGTGTCGTAGTAGTATTCATTTAATTAGTTTATATCGTTTTCTTTAATCATTTTTTTTATTTTAGTAACCTCTCGTTGTTTTAGTTTGTTTTGTAGACCCAGGTGGTTCATAACATCAAAATCTTGTGGTGTCAGATTATACTCTTTAAACTTCGAGACGTCACCTTTTTGCGCATATTCACGTAAAAGCATGAATTCATGATGGTTCATTTTTGTGTGTGAACGACGCTGTATACTTCGAATCTTCTGTTCACGCATTTTCTGATTCCCGTATTTTGTCCACGCACTCCCTGGTCGTATTGTGTCGGGTTCAATCAATGTGTTACCCGTATATATTTTTGGTATTTTCATGGCGTACAAAACAAAATAAGGCATGAAATCCCATTCACCCTTATAAAGTTCTGTGTCGAACGTATCTGCACTTATTAATGCATTCATGATTTTGTCGGGGTGTTCCGGGTTAGCCCCAAGATAATTTTCATGCACGGCTCCCCAAATATGTCCATGTTCATGTATAGTTTCTTCTATATCTACAGTATCCGGTTTACAAAAGAAATCTTCGATAATGTCTTTTGATGATTTAAAAATATCTTTGTCGTCGCTATATTCAAGGTAATTGAAATAGTTTCCTATATTTCCTTTACACTTTTCAGACGCTATTTTTGAACGTGGGTTATTTTTATTTAACCACTGAATAGTTTCAGGTTTACGTTTCGGTAAGAACACGAGTTTAAAATTAGGTAACATATGTACATTTTTAGAAGTAACGAGTAATGGTTTTTTTGTAATCCGACCACCTTCACATATGGTTTCCACTATACTTTTATATGCTGTATCTGATTCGTAATCGTCTATATAGGCATACATATTTGAATTTTTTATCGTACTTATGAATATATCCTTTTTATGTAAGACTTCATCATAAATTTCTATACTATTTGTCTCATCTAGAATTTTATTAAGAACAAATGTTTTTCCGACACCAGCCGCACCACATAAAAAGACATTTTTACCATTTTCTAATAGAGATGTAATTTCTTTTATTTCGCGGTCATGGAGCGAAATACGATCAACCTTTTTTTGTTTATGTATTGTAACAAATGCATTCATGTCAAATGATAATGAAGATGCAGATCTCGCTACTCAGGCGTTAGATATTATTATGGAAAATAATACACTTCAAATGAGAGTGATAGATCCTTTAAAAAGAAAACTTTTTCCTTATTTGATGTGCATTACAGTCTTTAACTTTACGTTATTTATTATGGTGGCGTATCTTGTGAATCGTCTTTCGGTGATTCTGTAACGACTTCCATGAGTTCTGTACGTCTACGTAATTCTTTCATGAGATCACCCTTTAGACTCACAAGTCCTTTATCTTTTAAATCCAATATTTCATTCTTACGTTCTTGTACACGTTCTATATCGGCTTTAACGGCTTTTTTTACTCCACGTATTTCGTCGAGTTCTTGTTTAAGTTCTCGTTTTGCGACACCTCCCACGGCATCTTTTAATTTGGTTATAATCTTACTTTCTTGAATGGCTTTAAATGGTTGTATTGGTTGTATATGCATGATTTCTGGTTTGAAGAATGCATTATCATCCGGAAATTCGCGCTCAAATGCATCTATCATTTTTTTAGGTACATTAGGTGATTGTTCAATCAAACGGTCGTATTCGGTTCGCATATTTTCAATCATATTTGTACCGTTTAACGTTCTTTCCGAAAGTGGGAGTGTAAGTTCAAGACGAATTGTTCTCGAAACTTTACCGTATTGTACAGAAGCAACGCGATGACCTTCCATAAGTTCGTTAATTTTAAGAAATTGCATAATAGTTGTTGCGATGGCGGTGATTAAGTTTAGACCACCAATAGCCGAAGGTACAAAAGGTTGTATGGAAGGTGGAAATGTTTCCTGTGCAAAGTTAGCAGTACCTGTAACTGTACTTACAATTATGAGTGGTATAGTAAATTTCATACTCAATTTTTTGTATGAACAATAGGCTTGGTAGTGCATATACCTATAACACGCTGCAGCTTCACCCCAGGCCTTTAGTATTTTCTCCTGTTGTGGATGCCATATCTTCGGGAGTTTCTTTTCTTCGTTCATACTAATAGAGATGAATATTATATTTTTCGTCCACTTACTCTTTTTCATAACAATGTTAGTTGTTCCTTTTATGAAGAATAAACAAAACCTTGAATTTTATTCACTCCTTGTCCCATTTATATTTTTTCACTGGTCAATCAATGATGATACATGTGCATTAACTCAGATGGAAATGGCCGTAACAGGGAACAGTAAAGACGAAACATTCTTTGGTCGTGTAATGGGACCTATATATAAAATGGACGACACTGAGGCAAATAATTTCTTAAAATCTATTTTCTTTTTTCTATGGCTACTTGTTCAGTACAGACTTAATAGAATTGATTTAACACCACTTAATGAAATTAAGAAACGGTTTGTTAAATAATGTTGGTATACATAAATGAAGATCAAAAACAAAACACAACAAAAACTATTATTTATTTCGTTAATGGTACTCATTATTGTAATTGTATATCAAATACGTAACCCAATTGTTATTAAAAAGAGGGTTCGTGTACCTGTAGAAGTACCAGTTCAGGTTCCAGTTCAAATACCAGTTGAAAAAGAATTTAGAAACCCACCAATTAAAGAGTATAAACCTGGGTACGTCCAACAAATGGGGGTTCTTGTAGGATCAGATGAAGAAACATTACCTTTATACGGTAAAGAAGTTAGGGGAAGACGCGATCAATATCATTATTATACGACAACGCCAGGCGATCAAGTGTATCCACTTCCAGTAACCATTGATAACCGCGATTGTATGGACGATATTGGCTGCCGAGAACTTTATGGAAATGAAAGTGTTTCAGTTTTAGGACAAACCGGTTCATTTCAGGCGAAAATGTATAGAACGGACAATTTTTTCTAATGTAATATAAATGAAGATAGATTTATTAAAAAATGAAGCAAAACGTCTCGGTCTTCGTGTAACTAAAAAAATTAAAGGAAAACGTGTTCCTCTCAGTGAAAAGGAACTTAAGATGAAAATTCAAAGACGACGACAGCCAGCTTTGGAAATCCAGGTTCGAAATTCAAAAAAACTTATACGAACGTGTAAATCACTTTTACGAACAGTGGAACCAAATGCTCCATGTGTTCGACGAGTTTCTCAACCCGTGCCACGTGTACCACCCGTGCCACGTGCACCACCCGTTCCACGTGCACCACCACCACCACCAGTTCCAACTAGAAAAGACCCACGCTCAAATTTAATGACCGCTTTAAAAGCAAACCTTAAACGCCGTGGTCTTAAAGAAAAGATAAATCAAACTTCTTAGATATAATCTTTTTTGCACCTTCGAGTTCTGGGTGACTCCATAAAAGCCATCTCGACCAAAATCCTGCGGTAAAAAAACCTGTTTTTGTCCAGTTTTCTTTATCACTTCGAGTCACATCAAGCATATTTTTATGAACTAGTTTAGGGTCGGTTTGTTTTTGTACCATATGAGGAACAAATCCACCATGCCGTGTTACGTATGAACGCATACGTAATGGATTTTTGTGTATTGTATAGTCTGAGTAACCTCTTGCTCCAAAATCAACTATTTTTCCATTTTCAAAAGTAACTCTAAACTTTTTATCAATACGTGGACTTTTTCTTAAACGAACGCGCATATATAATTACTGGATAAAATTATTCATTTTCTAATTTAGCGAGTTTGTAGTGATGATAAAAATGTATTAAACTTAAAATCAAAGAAACGAGAACAAATGGGTTAAATCTCGCTTTTCTATTAAGAACGAATAATACGACCGAACCTATAATAACGATGGTAGGTAAACTAAATAATCCGATTTGAATATCGGTCAAACCAAGAAACCGTTTTTCTATTTTTTTAACATCACGTGTTTGTACTGGTGCGTATTCAGACATTTATAATACCCCAATATTTTTTTTAACTAAAGGTGTTTTCGACATACTGCTTTATACATGTCGTGATCACCAACAAGTTCGAGTTCATCATTTTGTACGATACGTTTTGTAAAGGGTCCATGTGTTCCATCCATACACTCCATACACATCGCCGATATTTTAAACACTTTATCGGCGAGAGGTACACAGTCTATGAGTTCACCAAACTTTCTCTGTTTATAATCACCATCGAGACCCGCGAGTAAAATCGTTTTACCCGAATCGAGAACCTTTTCCACAAACTTTTTAAGATCCGTGAAAAACTGAGCTTCATCCATAGCTATAACGTCTACATCTGAAAAATCAACTTCATCGAGATTATTTGTTTTTATACAATCGAAACGAATATTATCATGGGTACGTAAAACATCTTCTGATGCACGCGTATCCTTTTTAGAGTTTATAACGAGAATACGTTTACCTATAACTTTGTACCGTTTTAAACGCCTGATAAGTTCGGACGTTTTTCCTGAAAACATGTTCCCCATTATGATTTTCAAACTCATTATTAATTAGTACTGAACTCATACTTTTAAATATATTCTCAGGGTATGTTAGAACAATGTTCATTTATATATTATTTTTATTAGCTTTATTATTGAACGGGTTAATTGGATACTGTGTTTCTTATAAAAGGAATGTGAAAGAAGGTGATCCCATATACGATTTAGGATTTAAATTATTACCAAATTTACAGAAATATGATCATTTGGGTGATTATGCGTTAATTATACCTATACTCTTTGTTCTTTTTTCATGGGGATCATGGGGAATGTCAAAACGTGAAAAATTTTTAACGGCGTTTATTTTAATGTATACTTTTAGGGCATTATCAAATTACGTAACGACGTTACCTTCATCCAAGGAGTGTAAACTAAAACCACCATTTGGTTTTTGTAACGATTATATGTTTTCTGGACACGCTACAGTTAATATTATATCATCATATTACGTAGGTTCACCTTTGTGGCCAGTGTGGCCAATACTAACATCCATTTTTTCGGTGGCGTCTCGAGAACATTATTCAGTCGATCATGTAATTGCGTGGCTTATTTTTGCAGCACTGAAGTGTAAAATATAATATTTATATAAATAAATGGACTTTAATACGTACGTTATAAATTTGGATTCTCAAAAGAAACGATACGATGTTCAAGAAAAGAAACT